GTCTCTGGCATGAAATCAGAAAATAGCGGTTGGGATTATCACTTCCGAGCTAGCGGCGCTCGTGGAATGTCTGCTGTTGGATCTTCACCCACCTCAGCGGCTGGGAGTGAGAACCCGTATCTATCGGGCAACCTCACAAAAATCGTCGAGCTAGAGCACAGCGACCCTGATCTAGCGGTTCGTCTGAAGCAACAGGCAGGCGGTTAGCACCTGTGGTGCGAACTCGTACATTTTTTTAGGTAAAAAACATGGCTGGTTATCCCGGCAACTATGGCGGAACTTTTACCGGTGACATCGGTTCACTGACTCGCCTGGCCACGTCTGCGCCTTTCGCTCGTTATTTGGCTGAAGCCATTTTTAAGCAAAGTGCGTTCATCAAATCTGGTGTTATTCAGACCAACGCGGTTCTGAACAACACAAGCGGCACGCGTGTTGAGGTTCCGTTTTTCGATCCGATTGCACCAGTAGCCACCGTTGTTGAATCCAACAACACTTGGGGCACTAACGGTGCGCTAGTTCCTGCCAAGGTCGAAGCGTCTACTCAGTACGCCACCCTCTGTAATCGTGCCTTCTCTTATGCCGCTGATGATCTCAGCGCATTTCAAACCGGTGAAGACGCGTTGGCTCATGTTCGCAATCAGATGGCTGACGCCGTCAACGTGCAGAACACAACCAAGCTGATCTCACAACTGACAGGCTTGCTTGGTCCCGCCGGTCCGTTGGCGGCCACCAATAGCCTCGATGTTTCGGTTGCTTCTAGTGCAGGTGATGCCAATTTCCTAAGCGCGAACACTGTTACGCGTGCCAAGTATCTGTTGAGCGAGCGTGCTGGCAGCCTGGACACCTTGGTTGTCCACCCAAGTGTCGCTGCTGCGCTCGAAGTTGTTGGGGCGTTGACCTTCAGTGCTAACGCTGCAGGTGCTGGCAACAGCGTGGTGCTAGGTGGCGGTGGCGTTGGCCTAACTGAGCCACAAGTTGGCACGTTTATGGGCCTAAATGTCATTAAGGACGATAGTTGCCCAATCCGTGGCACATCTGGCGAGCAAGAACAGTTTGTCTGCTATCTGATGGGCTCAGGCTCAGTTCAGACCGGTAGTCAATACCCCTTGCAAGTCTTCACGGATTACAACATGCTCTCATTCCAGAACCTGATGAGCGTTCGGTACTCCGGCACTTATCACGTCCTCGGAACGACTTGGTCGGCTTCTTCAGACAACCCATCTGATACCGCACTGGCAACACCTTCCAATTGGGGTCTTGCCTTTAGTGATCCTCGCCTAATTCCTGCTGTGGAATTGGTCGTTAACTCACCGTTTGGCGGCACTGTTGCCTAATAGCCTTACGCCTGCTTAGGCGCTAGGTAAAAATACGAGATCATGGCCCCTTGACGAAAGTTAGGGGGCTTTTTTATGGCTAATTAAGGCCAATAGAATTGATATCCACCGACCCGGAAGCCTCCGATGTGCGGAATTGCGCGGTTTTACTGCATCAAAAATGGTGTCACTTGGATTGAGGATTGTCCGCGAGATGTAGCCCTAAAAACCAGGCGTAGACTGAGAGCAGAAGATGTCACCGTTTACCACTCCGAAATTTTGTAAATGGCTATTAATGCAACTCTCGGGTCTTGTACGGCAAATTCTTACGTTTCTGAAGCGGATGCAGACGCCTACGCAGGGATCTCATGGTGGGGAAGCACTTGGCTGGCTCTTTCTGCTGACGCCAAAAAGATTGCGTTAATCGGGGCCACGTCGGCGCTTGAAACTTTGACCTGGAAGGGCAAACGCTGCAATCCATCGACGGACAATGCAGATAAACCACAGGCTCTTTCGTGGCCCCGTTCTGGTGTGTCGTGTGATGGGGTCGCGGCAACCTGCACGTTGATACCTCAGGCAATTACTGAGGCAACAATTGAGCTGGCTTATCAACTCAGCCAAAACCCAAGCGCACTGCAGCCGGGGGCACCTAGTACCAATACCGCTGGGGTCTATACGAGTAAAGAAAAACTTGGTGATTTGGAAGTTAATTACTCTGCTTTTCCAGCGGGCGCTACTGGGGAAAGCTGCAGCAGTTGCAGCGATCCAAAAGTAATTTCTATGTTCCCTTGGTTGAAAGGGATGGTCTCTTGTTATGCCGTATTTAGCTCTACGTCAGGCGGCAAGGTCATCTTGAGGGTGCGGTCCTAATGGCTTACCAAGATGGCTTTGCTGTCCCGCTGGCCAAAAGCCTGGTAGATAAATTCCGGGTCACTGGCTTGAATTACATCCGCGTAGATCAGCCGGTTTATGACCCTTCCGATGGCACGTCAACGCCTTCTGAAACTACGTTTACTTCTGCCGGTGCTGTCTTCCCATCTTTTCAAGACCAAGACAACGGCGGGCCATCAAACGACATTGAGATCAAGGTCGTAATTGATTTGGCCGGGGTTGGAAATGTAATTCCAACAACACGCGATCGGCTCGATTACTTAGGCAGGCCATGGAAGGTGGTTCGCGTTGACCTGTCGTCTGGCGACCTGCTTTACACGGCAACGCTTACAGCGAGGGCGAACTAATGGCTAAAAAATTTCGAGGCGCTGAACTTGTTCGAGAAATTGATCAAGCGCTGGACCGAGGCCTTGCCCGGTTTTTGATTTTGACTCAGGGCAAACTGAGCAAATCATCGCCAGTCGATACGGGCCGTTTGGCTAGTTCATGGTTTATCGGTGCGGGTATTCCTGACCGAAGCGTCCCAGATGAAATGGATGGGAAAAACACTCCATCAATCACCAAATACGATGGCAGGATAACGATGGATCGTGATTGGTTTATTAGTTCCAATTTGGATTATTCAGAGCGCGTGGCATTTGATCCCAAATACGGGAAAGGCGGCCGCGTAGGCGGCGCAGCTTGGTTCACCACCATCGCCAACAATCTTGGCAAGGACGCTGATAAGTCCTTTGACTTTTTCCTGAGGAAAGTGAAATGAGCTTCCAACAGATCCGCGCCTTAGTTGAAACCAGGACGATCAATGCCTTTTCAGCGTTAACGCCACCTGTTCCGGTTGTATTCGACAACGTTGGTGGGGAACCGCCTGCCACCGAATATGTAGAGCTATCGATTAGTTATGTCAATTTTTATCTTCCTGTACTGAGGCTCGAAACCAACGGGATCGAAGCGATACGGGGAAACATCCAGCTTTCGATTTATAGCCCGAAAGGTAATGGCATGCGCCGAATTGAAGAGTTGGATTTTACGGGGATGGCGCTATTGGATCAGATGAAAACCAATGAGTTCAGCGTTGGGGAAGTCCTAGGCCCTGTCCAGGTCTTGTCGGGAGATGATCCGTTAGCCCTTAGTAATATCAGCGCCCCATTTAACGTAAGGATTTCGGGGGGCAGCGCTGTGAGTTCTGTTTATGGGCGGACAGGCAATGTCAACAGCCAAGAAGGTGATTATTCAATTGATCAGATGGCAGATGTCAGCTCGGCAACGCCTGCGCCTGGTGAGGTAATGGAATGGGATGGAACGCAATGGATTCCAGCCGCTAGCGTTGATTCGGAGGATTTCTAATGACTTACCCAACACAAGGCGGATTGCCAGTCGCAGGCGCAACTCGAAACGCAGCCGGTAATGTTGACAGCGTTTTTGGCCGCACTGGCGCAGTCATAGCGGCAAAAGCTGACTATTCAATTGATCAAATGGGTGACGTAGATACAAGTACAACGCCACCAGATGCAAGAAATTTGCTTGGCTGGGATGGCAGCAATTGGACGCCTGAGAGCGTGCTGGACTCTGGAACTTTTGTGTAATTGAGTGCTCCTAAAATTGAGTAGTTATTTATAGGTCGCCTGATGGCAATTGTTCAGCAGCAACTTAGGAACGTTTCGGCTGGATCTAAGCCAGGCGACCTAGAGCCAGGCCAGTTGGCTTACAACTTGGCAGACACAGTCGGCTTCCTTGGAAACGGGTCAAATTCCAAGACGTTGATAAATGGCTCGACCTCCACACCTGCGCCAACAAATGGCAAAGGGTGGATCGAGTTTCCGCTTAAAGCCTCTGATGTTGCGGCATTAATTGAAGGCGACTTTATTCCTAATCCGACTACGTTAATTAGCCCTCCGGCGGCACCTTCGTCGGGTCAGGTATTGACGTGGGACATTGGCGCTAATGGTGGCGCTGGCGCGTATATCCCCAAGACGCCAGGCAGCATTTCGGTTTATTCGATTGCTAACGATAATTCCAATATCGGTTCATCTGGCACAACTTCGTCAGACCTCAATGCTGGTCTAATTGCAGACGGCATAATCACCGGCACGAGTGATCTAAACACAGGCGATAGTTGCGTTGTAACCGATAGCGGCAACCCTGACACCAGTCCCCAGGTTGGCCCTGGTAGTTACACCTGGAACGGAACGATATGGCTGAAGTCACCTACTGGCGGCGGCGCGACGTTGCTGGGTGAACTGCTGAACGTGTCAACGCCTCCGACTGTTGTTGGGGGTGTTAATCAGGGCGGTTTCTTTGTCCGTGACACGTCAGTGACTGGGGAGACCGCCACAGGCGCTTACAAAATCTCAACCGCTATTGATTCAGGGAGCTACTAAAAATGAGACAACAACAAAAACGTTCGAGCACACAATCCAAGGCGCCGCAACCTTCGGATCTTTTAGATGGCGAGATTGCCCTCAATACAAACGGCCAAAGCCCAGCCATTTATATCAAGGACGCTGATGGTGTTGTCCGCCAATTAGGCGGTGTGGGTCAGGTTGGTGAAACCTCGGTGAATGGCCGGATTGGCACAGTCACGCTCGACAAGACAGATGTTGGCCTGGCCAACGTCGATAACACCAGCGACTTAGCAAAGCCGATTTCAACGGATACCCAAACGGCGTTGGATGCAAAGGCTGATTTGGTCAACGGCAAAGTGCCGTCAAGTCAAATTCCATCGATTGCTATTACCCAATATTTAGGGGCAGTCGCAAGTCAAGCGGCAATGCTGGCCCTTTCGGGTCAAGCTGGGGACTGGTGTAACCGGACTGACACCAGCACGACATTTGTTTTGATCCAGACGGGTGGAAGCTCGCTTTCGGACTGGCAAGAGCTGACCTACCCATCGTCAGCCGTTGTATCGGTTAATAGCCAGTCTGGTGCGGTTGTTCTTGGTGCTGGTGACGTTGGTGCTTTGGCAAGCGGCGACAACATCAGTGAACTGACGAATAATTCCAACTACATCACGTCAGCGGGCGCCCCGGTTCAAAGCGTCAACACGAAAACTGGCGCGGTCGTCCTGTCAACAAATGACGTATCGGAAGGTTCGACAAATAAATACGTTACGGCCTCACAAAAGACGGCCATTGGGACAGCGGTTCAGCCTGGCGACGATGTCAGTGATCTGAACAACGATGCGGGCTATCTGACAACCGCAACGGTTCCGGCGGCCCCAGTGCAAAGCGTCAATAGTCAAGTTGGTGTTGTCAGCCTTGGCCTCAACAATTTGAGCGATGTAAGCGCTGGCTCAAAGTCCGTTGGCGATGTTTTGTCGTGGGATGGTTCGGCCTGGGTTTCAGCGTCTTCTTTGGATGGTGGAGCTTATTAATACGCCTGCGTAGACTGATGGCATCTCTGCCCCCGGAGATACAACGCCCCCAATGTTGTTTTTTCGAGGTTTTACGTGGCCATTGCTTGTAGCTCTAGCGCCTTAACTGGCCAGAGCGGTTCGGTGTATTTCACACCAGCGGGAACTGAATTCTGTCTTCAGGATTTTGTTGATTTCCCTGCAGGGACTGCAATCACGGTCCCCGCTGGGAATGATTTTGAGGTTGGTGATCCTGTCGTCTTTTCAGTTGAAGGCGGTGGGTCGTTGGATACGGCGCTAGTCGCTGGGACTCAGTATTACGTCGTTGTTGCTACGTCTGTAACCATTCAGGTGTCGGCAACAATTGGCGGTACTGCAGTAACGCTGAACGGTGACGGCGGAACCGGTTCTGCTGATTCTGCGGGGCATGTAAATGTGTCGTTTGATCCGTTCGGCGCAGTTTGTGATGTGCAATCGTTTTCGATTGAGATCTCTCGGGAAGAATTAGACACAACAACGCTTCCATGCGGTGTTGGTGCAGGTGGGGGCAAATTTGCCACCTTCCGTTCGACCCAGGCAGGTTATGCGTCAGCCACCGGAACTATCACGCTATTTTTCTCTGACAATGCACAAAGCATTGGCCAAAGAATGCTTGCAAATGTGATGTTGAAGGACCAAGGGGGCGCTCGCGTTCGGCTTTTTAACAACACCATTTCTGATGGTGCGTCTACTCCAGCCCCTGACTTGGCGAAATCATCCTTTATTGAGGGTGATATCACCTTGACCGGCGTCAATCTGGACGTAAACCCTGATGATCCCCAACAGGGAGAAGTCACCTTTAGCGTTCAAAACGTCAAACAACTGTTTAGTACAGCGTTAGTGTGACTTAGGGATCCCCCCAACCTCACACATTTGCCCCGCCTAGTGCGGGGTTTTTTGTTGGATAAACTGCGGTTGACGTGGGGAGCAGCACGTCAGGGCGCTGGGGGGACGGGCATACACCTTCCCCTTGTGCCTGAGCTAATGTGCATACGTATGCAAAATTAATTTTGGCTCAATCTCAAACCATGTTGCAAAAGCTGCTAGATGTAGCAGCACGCAACAACAAACTTACTAAAAAAATCGTTGAATTAGATGGTGATGATTTCACCTTTTGGCATAAGCCAATGACGATAGACGAGTACCAACAAGCAAAAGCAAAATCTAGGAATCCCGAAGATGCACTCGAAGCTGCCATTCGTTTATTTGTAAACAAGGCATTAGACGAAGCAGGAAGAAACCAGTATCAAGTCGATGCTATTCCTGTTTTGCAGAAGGTTTTGCCGATGGAAATGGCAAGCAAGTTGATTGGCGCTATGCAATCAGACGAGACCGAGGAGGAAGAAGAGATGGATTATAAAAGTCCTGAGGGCTCAGTTCAAACGGGAAAGCCAACTAATAAATGAAATGACGGTTGCGAAAGAGTTGGGAATGTCCCTTACTCGATTGCGGCAAGAGATGACGCCACAAGAGTTGTGGCTGTGGTTGCTGTTCTTTGATTACCAGGGGACGCAGCAACAAGAGGCAATGAAAAAAGCAAAATCTGGCCGCCGTTAGAATTAACCTATCGGCGGTTTTTTTTCTTGGCTTTAGCACCCGTTGATATCCCCATTCAGGTAAAAGGTCTTTCAGACCTGCAAAAGCTAGAACGCCGGATGGAGGCGCTTGAGAAGGAAGTCACAAGGCTGCAGAAAACAACGCCAAAGGCAGCCAATTCAATAAAGAAATTTGGCGGAGCTGCGCGTGGGGCTTCCGGCGGCGTTGGGGTATTAAGTAAATCTCTTAAAAGTTTGGCATCAACAATTGCGCCAATGTTGGTGGCTGTTGCTGGATTGGGTGCAGGGTTTAAAACGCTTAGCGATCAGAACTTTTTTGAAGCGAAGGTTCGTTCGCTAGGTGTTGATTCTGAAGACCTTGTAGTCAGTTTAAAAAAGGTCAGCGCAGAATTAAAAGGTCAGGCAAGCGTTGTTGAATTAACTGGGGCGGCTTATGACGTGGCGTCGGCTGGCTTTAATAATGCAGCGGATGCAAGCAAGGTATTGAAAGCAGCCAGCCTTGGCGCTGTTGGTGGCTTCTCAGATATCAATACCGTTGCCAATGCCACAACGTCTGTTTTGAATGCTTATGGATTGTCGGCTGACAAAGCGGGTGGGTTAGTCGATGGATTTATTCAGACGCAGAACGATGGCAAGATTGTGCTCGATGAATACGCCAGGAACATCGGCAAGGTGGCACCAATTGCAGCAGCTCTTGGCGTCCCGTTGTCAGATCTCAATGGTGCGATTGCTGCAGTTACAGCTAATGGCGTAAATGCTGAAATTGGTATTACTGCTATCCGTTCTTCCTTGGCCAAGCTGGCGGCGCCAACAAAAGAAGGTGTCGAATTACTTGGTAAATACGGTGTTGAAATTAATGCCGCAACGATTGAGGCGGATGGTTTAGCAAAAACGCTGAGGAAGCTTGAAAAAGTAACTAGCAAAGAGGATCTGTTTAAAATTATTGGCACAGAGGCAGGACAAGCGATTGCCCCTCTGTTAAATGATTTGCCAAAGCTTGAACGCTTGATTTTGAATCAGGCCAACGCTGCAGGGGTAGCTCAAAAAGCTAATGACACAGCAGCGCAAACAATTCAAGGCGCTTTGAAATCAGTTGCTACGGCATTCCAAAATGTGTTTTCTGAGCAATCAGCAGCGGCAGAAGCAATTATTCCAATTTTGCAGGCGTTAGCGGATACTATCAACGCGATTAATTCCCCTGCGGGGATTATGGCCGTAAAGATTGGCTTGGCAACCGCCGGGGTAATTGCACTTACCAAAGCAATTGTTTTGCTAAAAGCTACCGCGCTGGCTGGGTGGCTCTCTCGGGCAATTCCTCTCATTGTTGGTGGCAAAACCGCATTGCTGGGAAAGGCTGTTGCGGCTGGAACTTTAAACAAAGCCTTGGTATTGGTAAAAGGTACGCTTGCATCAATGGGATGGCTAGCGGCTGCGGCAGCAGTAGGCGTTTTAGTCAAGCAACAATATGATTTATGGGCTGCAACAAATGACTACAATAATTTGCTAAGAGAAGGAACAATTCCACAACTTGAAGCTGAAATTAAAGAATTGGAATTAAGGCTTGAAAGTGCAAAAAATAAAACGGTTACATGGTACGAATCAATTCTTGATTTTGTCCTTGGAACTGATGGGGCGTCTACAGCAGTCGATGGCTTAATTGGAAAAATTGACGAATTAAATATGCGCCGCATTCAGATTACGGATACTGATCCAACACAAGGTGCGGCCCTTGATATGGATAAGGTAAACGCCTTTAGAGATCAACTAAGGCTCGAAGACCAGTTGAAGACCCCTCCTCCAACAATTCAACCGCCTGCAACAAATACTGGCGCTGAAGATGAAGCAAGGGAACTTGAAGACACAGCTAAACGAATAAGGTTGTCTGAGCAAAATTTAAAAATTAAACAAGCTGAGCTAGCGATTGCTAAGGCAATGGACCCAATCGAAAAGCTAAGACTCGAAGCTGCTAAAGATATCTTACAAATTGAACAAAACTTAGTAAATACGCTTGACGGAGAAAAGAACGCAATCGTTGCCGCAAATGAAGAACGGGCCGCAACTATTGCAAAATTAGAACGTGAGCTTGAATTGTCTGGACAAATCACCCAAGAAAAAGAACGACAAGCTGAAGCAAGCAAGATAGAGCCCCCAGACCCTGGCGAGGTTGAGTCGTATATGGCGCAACTTGAGGCGGACCTAACTAATACAGAAGGAATGATTGTAAGTTTGGCACAGACAATTGAAGGCGAAATAGGCAGCGCAATGTCTAGCGCAATTACTGGATTGATTGACGGAACAAAGACCGCAAAAGAAGCCTTTGGGGATATGTTCAAAAATATTGGCAAAGCGTTTATTGATATGGCAACAAAAATGATTGCCAAAGCGCTAATGATGAAAGTGCTTGGGATATTGAATCCTGGGGGTGGAGCTGCGGCGCCTGCATTACCAAAGTTTGGGCCAGGTTTTGCGGAAGGTGGTCGCCCGCCTCTTGGTCAAATTTCTGTAGTCGGAGAACGCGGGCCGGAGTTGTTCGTACCTGATTCGGCTGGCACTGTCTTAAGCAATGAGCAAAGCAAAGCGGCTTTAGACACTTACAGCGGAGGCAATAGCGCTGCGGCGGCTTCTTCAGGCCCAGTCAAAGCCGAAGTCACTTACAAAGGGCCAACGCTTAATTTCAACGGCAACGATTACATCCCACGGTCTGAGGCGTCTTCTCTTGTTGCTGAAGGTGCCAAGCAAGGCAAAAGCATGGCGATGAAACAACTTCAAAATTCAAGATCTCAACGCCAACGCTTAGGCCTTTAATCCATGTCATTCGTTCGTCTCGCAAACTTTATTGAAGTGATTGATGGCAGCGCATCACCACGGCGTTATCAAAATGCGGAGCCAGGCCAGGCAATACAGATAGATGGCACTGGGCCAACGTTTGAATATCTAAGTTTCATCTATCAAGGTGCAGCTAAAAACAGAACAGGTGACAATTTAGAAGCGGCTCTTGTTTTATCCGTTAACCAAATTAGTCAAGGAATTGCTAAAGAAGCTGTGATGAACAGACAGCATATAAATGTTTATTCAGTCGTACTAGATTCAAATTACGGTTCGCTTGGCAAGATTTTAACTGAAGAGACTTGGCTGGCGGCAACAATGACCTACGACTATGAAACGCTTGAGGTAATCCTTAGTAGCGGCATTGATGCGGTAGGGGCTAATGCACCTACACGCGTCTTAACCAAACAATTGGTTGGCAGGCTTCCCGTGACTGCAAACATCAACGCAGGATGATTCATCCTTATGAGTTGATTGGTTTGCCGTACCGTTTGGGGGCTACCCCTGATAACCATGGAGCGGCTGATTGTTTATCGATTTTTAGAATAGTTATGGCTTTTCAGGGTGTCCCAACACCTGAGCCGCAACGTGATTGGTATCGAAGAATCCGTAAGGGTGACACCTCAGTATTTCAAGAACAATTATCAGCTTGGGGCAACAAAATAGACTCCCCTACAATTAAAACAGTTGCGCTTTGTCGGTCTGAGTTTGGTCTCGGTCTGGCAACATTTTTCGAGGAAGGATGGATTCACTTCAGCGGGTCGGCGGCAATCTGGAGTCCCATCGGCGTCCTAGCGGCAGAAGAGCTGTACTGCTCCCGGTAGAAATAAGCCTGTGTGAACAGTTAGGGATAACAGCAGATGAATATTGGGACTTTGTAGCCAATGCACAAGACGCAGTCAAAGAAAGACCAGAGGGATATGACCATCTCCCTGACGTTGTAAATGATCCAATCACAGCAATAGTCGTCAATCTTGTTGTTGGTATTGCGTTAACTGCAGTTGGCGCCCTTCTAGCACCAAAGCCAAAAGAACCACCAAAGACAAAAGCACGGTTAGAAATTGCAGGGTCAACAGGACGTAGCCGTTATACAAAATCAAGCAATTTCAATGGGGTTCAATCTCTTGCTGAATTAGGGGAAACAATCCCGTTGGTTTTTGCTGATCGCGACAAAAATTCCGGGGGCATTCGTATTGATACGCAGCTTTTGTACAGCCAAATGATCACGGCAGGGACAACACAGACCCTGACGGCCGTAATGATGATGGGCGCGGGGCGATTAGGTGGGACACCTGATTACGACGGCTTCGCCATTGGCGACCTGATGTTACGTGATTTTTCTGAATATAAAAATCAATTGTTCTTTAGTTTGGGAAAAGCAAATAGCAATCGTTTAACAAATGGAATTGAAGGGGACCAATACGAAGAAGGAAAACTAACCACGTCATCAGACAATGATGCGTTTAGCCCTTATTATCCATCGGCAGGAAGAGGCCAATATAAACCCCATTTTTCTGGAACACGGACACCTTCGACACGGACCCAATTTGGTCTTTACAAGCCATTACCTAATGGTCATAAATTCATGCTCCCCTATGAGCTAGTCACTTACCCTACCGGTGATGATTCAAGCCGGGAAGTAAAAAAAGATAGTCGAGTAAAAATTGAAAAGATTATCAAGGATTACCCTCGGACTGCGGGGTGTATCCGTAACGATGGACGTGAAACAACATACAGAATTAGTGCTCATCGCTTAGATACAGACAGGAAACAGTTTGACCCATGGGGCCTTTCAGATGTGTTGCAATTTCAGGATGAAACAAGAGCACAAGTTGATGAATCGATCCAGGAAGGCCAAGAATATATGCTTAACCAAGCTCGGGCCATTTGCATACAACGCCCCAATAGAACTTGGGCGCCAGAACTTACAACAGATCTAAGCTATATTTTTTTCAGGCCTCCAAATTTACCAGGGAGTAAACAAATTATCGGCCTTAGTTCAGCCATCGATATAGGAAAAGGTAATTACAAAGAATCATTAAACAATCCTTGGGAACGTGGTTGCGTTCAGCAACTGGCAGTTGCCACTTTAAGCAATAGCCGCCCATGTAATGCCACGGAAATTGGCATCCGCTCTGAGGTATGGCGGCAAATTCAAGGATCTGCCAATTTCAATGCGCATCCTAGTTACAAAACAATCGATAAATACCAAGAGAAAAATTCAGGGATTGGTTTAGGAACAGTCACAAAATACACATCTAGATATAGTTTTTTTCGTGTCTATGCACGCGAATTAGGCGCTAAATCATGGATTGATATCACAGGCGAAAGAGTCTTTGCCGTCAAAGGCGTCAGCCCTGAATTTATTTTTAATACCTTATTTATTCAGCAAGAGCAAGGGCAGCATGAATTTCAGATTGTTCCGGTGCCTGGGTCAACGTTTTATCAATCGATCCAAAATGATGGGATTGACGTTCATTTGCTCGACGGTAGGCCTATGCACAAGGGCAAATTCGCTGAAAACACAACTGGTTTAATTAATGGCTATCAAATTTTTTATACTGGTATTCATTATGTTGTAAGTCAAACAAAAGCCGCAAATCCTGAATGGGTATTTACTTTTAAAAACCAGAATACAGGGGCGGACGATACCGGCCCAATCGTTGAATTATCTGCTTATAGCGATGAAAACGAGATTCCTTTGGCAAGTGCATCAAATAAGTCTTTGGGTGTTTTATTTACAACAGGTTTAGAAAATAAATCCATGGTCATAGTTGACAAAGAAACCCAGACTAGGACTTATTGGTGGGAAGGACAGATTAAAGGCACATCAAATAAAGAAAATGATTTTATAGAGGTAAAAGGAAGCAACGACCGTGATTTACAATACAAACTTATTAGCCAAACTGAGCGGCCAACCGGCGATAATAATCAATTAATTCTTGCAGGTTATGGCAGCAAAAGAACTGAATATGATATCCAATTTGCTGGCAATTCAAGCCCAGTCTATGTTTATGGCGTTGTAAAAGTTGGTAGCACTTTCCAATATTGGTTTGATAGCAGGCTTGTTGCGACCACAAATTTAAGTACCAGCGATTATTTTTATAGCAATAATGAAAGCCGTCGCTACAAACGCCAAGGCCAAGTCACTACCGCCGGTTCGTCACTTGTCCCAGACCCAGACCGTCAGGATCGATTCAGCGGCTCACAGCGCGTAACTGATAATGACGGTAATGAAAAATTCTCTGCTGTCACAACTGGCGTTATTTTCAATACGGAAACCGGTCAAAACGATTTCTATAGAACAAATAATTATCTTGGAAGTTCATCAAATAGAAACTTAAATCATACAAATATTACTTATCAACGATCATCATTAAAACAATCAGGATCCGCTGCTTACACTTTAGTCTTAGCTCAGACAACTCGCGATGTTGATGCTTCCCGTGGAATAATTAGAAACGCAGTAATAAAAGGTGCTGTTCGTAGAGGCGACCCAAATACATACCAAGTTTGGGTTGATAATGAATTCTTAGGTAGTGCCGAGGCTGGCCAGACTGTCACTGCCAATGGTGTTGATTGGCTTGTAGATACTAGATATGGCTCTTCATATAATATTGGCGGAACTGTTTATGAAATATTTAATATTCGCAAACAACAATCAATGCCTGCGATCCCTGATCTTTATGGTATCTCTAATTTCACTCGCGTTGAAACATACGACTCCTGGCGGATATCTCGTGAAATGTTTACTAGCGGTCAATCAGGAAAATTTTATATTGAAAAATTAGTATTAAATGAGGCCGGGCCTGTAGAGCCACAAGTCTTTGCAAGGCGTCTTATTGACGGATCAAATGACAGTGCAGTTGTAAGGCTTGTTTATTATCAATCTGAAACCACCCCTGTTGGTGATGCTTACCGCTGGTCAATATCAAGTAAGGGTTCCGGCTACAGGGTGAACACTAACGTTCAGATAAATGGCACACCAATCAATATTGGCATTACCGAAATTCAAGAGAACGAAGCAGGCGGTTTAAAAGAACCAAGCTACCCTGGCGGTAACGACACTGCAGCCAACCTTGAAGCCTTTATTGAGCCAGGTACAAACTACAGCCCCTTAAATGCAATTTGTGATTATTTTATAAACAACACGGATCAAAGCAGTCATACAAATGGACCTGAGCATAAGATTATTTTTTGCAATGAGTTGATTGAGCAGTTCCCGGCGAACACAAATAAATTTACTGAAAATCCTGTTCCTCAATATGAAAATCTTGCGCTGGCTGGCATTAAACTACTAAACGCAAAAGAATGGACATCTTTCAATAGTTTATCTGCTTATGTGCAACGCGGGATGATGGTAGAGCATTTATTCTCAGGCAATAAACGTCCTTCAGGTGGTCAGTCTGAAAACAATAAAATCATTGGCTCTACCCATTTCTTCCCTGAAATTGCTTATTACATGTTGACTGATGATAAATTTGGTGCGGGCAAGTTAATTGGCACTCAATCGGTAGACAAAGAAGCTATGACAGAATCAGCAAGATTCTGTGCCGCTAATGGTTTTTATTGGGATGGCATCGTTGCAGATAATCAAAATCTTCGAGAATTTATTTATCAGAATGGCGCTTTTATGCTTTTGGATTTCACTATCAAAGGCGGCAAATTTGCGCTAATTCCTTCTGTTCCTTTTAATAAAAAAACTTATTTGATCGAGAAAGGCACAGCTCCACAGATCAAAGCATTATTCACTGATGGCATCATGCGCAATATGGCTGTGAGTTTTCTCTCGCCAGAAGAGCGCCAACCATTCATCGGTGTTTGTATGTTCCGGGGTGAAGTCAAGAATGGGTTCCCTGTTGTTCGCACCATGACCATGCGTCTGGCCTCTGGTAGTGATTCAGACCCAGTTGAAGAGTTTGATTGCACCGGATTTATGACTAGCGAAAACCACGCCCGTCAGTTTTTGCGTTATGCCCTAAAAACTCGCGAAATCATTGATCACGGAATTAAGTTTGAAACCACGCCGCAGGCGGCGATGAGCTTAGAGCCTGGTGAATATTTCCGAGTGGCTAGCACGACTACTCACACAGACCGTTTCCAAAGTGGCAGCATAGATTTTGAGGGCAATATTACTAGCTCTCTTTCATTTGGGGAGAACAATGACACCACGATTGTGTATTGGCGCCCTGGTCAAACTGGCGTTAGCTCACCGACAAACATGAGCATTCGAGAGGGTAAGGTTTCTAACAGCAATTTATTTGGAACTTTATTCTGTAAAGCTTCCTCAGTTGAAGAGACACGTTGTTATAAATGCGAATCTTTGACTTATAGCTCTGACGGTTTAGTCGAGGTTTCGGGTTCGGTCTCTCCTTTGACCAGTACCGGAGCGCTGCAAATCTTAGACTGGACAGAGAACGATAATGAGTTTGTTGAGGAGACCTTTTAATGGCGCCTAACCTCCGTTCATTCCCGCAAGGCATCGTTCCGACTGGTCGTTCTTATAGACCTGGCCGTTTACCGCAGACCGTTTTTGAGGCTCAAAATGGAGCGGTTTCAATTGTTCAATACGGCCAAAGCTTTGTGAATGCAGAGCTAACGCTCGATTTCAACAACATCAGCGACGAACTAGCGGCAGATCTGTTGAACCACTACGAGTCAATGATCAACGATGATTATGTGATCTTTGAGAACACCAGAGGTTGGCAAGGTATGGGCACTGATTTACAAGGTGCCATGCAAGACGGCAAAAAGGTGCTCCGGTGGCGCTATAAGGAGCCGCCCCAATTACAAAGCATCTACCCTGGAATTTCTACAGTTCAGCTCCAGTTCATTGGGCTTTTGTATGGCGCTTAGAATAAATTAAATGGGGAGACAGTTCTTCAATGTATTTTTCAGGGCAACATGGCGTCATGGAAATTTCCACAGCGTCTGGCACACCTGTGAAGGTTGGAAGGCTGAAGAATTGGAGTTATTCAACACAACAGCAAACGCTTGATACAACAAGCTTGCAAGACACCGATGCCACTCTTCTCAATGGCCTTCGTACAGCTAGCGGGCAAGCTTCGTTGCTGTATTACTCCGAAACTGTCAGCAACGTTGAACGTGTAGGCGGTCCGCTAATTAAGACGGGCAACAACAGCTTTGACTCTGATAGTTACGGGGCTAATGCACAGCCTGAGTTATGCAAAATTCGTCTAGCTGTTGACGGTGGCGGCGCTATAGGGATTTATGCTTATGTAACGTCTTTTTCAATGACTTGCAGCGTAGGCGAAGTGGTTAGTGCCGATGTAAGTTTCCAAGTCCATGGCGCACCATTCGAGTGGAGCTTTTGATTTCTTATGACTGTATATCTTGGCGATACAGGCGGCATTGAACTCAAACGAGTGTCCGCTCAATCTGTTAAAGCTACATTGCTAGATGGCGATGTATCGGTAATTAAACGCCGGTTTTCTTTTGAAGAAGAAGTAATAGGTACTTTTATAAGTGGCGATCATGTAGACATTGCAACCGTAGACGGCAGCAACCTTGTTTTAATTGATGGCCATAATTTTAATGACTGGCGCGGTTTTATTTATGTTGACCCATTAGGTAGTTTCCGTTTATACGACAGCTTTGAGAAGTCAATTGCTGGAAGCGTAAGCAATGCGTTGCAGTTGGTTGAATCGTCATCTACGCAAAATCTAACGATGACGACTCGCGGTGACACGTACCGCCCGCTTGCCTCTATTACAAGCTACGAATTTACAACTGAACGCGACACCATAAACACCACGCACTTGGGGAGTCAATTTATTCAACAGTATGAAGCTGGGTTGATCGGTGGTCAGGGTGAAATTAATTGTTTTTGGACCGTCCCAGAATTATGCAATCCAGATCTTTGTAATCATGGTGAATATGCCGCTTATCTAGCGCAGTTATGTATTCGGCTTACGCAGGGAGCTGATTTCTTCGGGCGCTTTTTTGTTTATCGCGATGAAAATCCTTATGGAAATTCTGTATGGTACGAGGCCGATTGCATTGTTACCAGCGCTTCGCTATCCATTGAACCAACTCAAGCCATCACCTCAACAATCAATTTTGTTACCACTGGTCAATTCAATTTGTTGACAGGCATGGCGCCTGCGTTCCTGCTTCAGGAGGATGGTTCCAGTTTAATTCTCCAAGAGGATGGCGAAAGTCGTCTAATTCTTGGCGAGTAGAATTTAAGTATTGGTTGATTAAAGGCGGTAATGCCAGACACCGAAATCAGCAATCTGCCGCTACTTAGTGAAGCGCAGTTGCAGGCAGATGACGTTTTGGCGATTGCCGACGTTTCATTGCTAGAGACTAAAAAAGTTCGATCTGATGCCCTTGTCTCTGCAGGTATTAACCTCCTAGCCAATGGCACCATTGACCCAAACAAGATCAACTGGACGGGCTACACGTTCCCAGTTGCTCCAGCCGCTGGCTCCATAACTAATGTCGAACTCGCTGATAATTGCGTTGTCACAAGTAAACTAGCTGATGCTTCAATAACCGGCCCAAAAATATCTTTTGTTAATGGGGATTCAATTGTTGTTGGATCTATCACCGCTGACCGTGTCTCTTCCACAGCGGTTGGTCGCGGCATAGATATTGATTCTGCAAATATTGGAATTGCAAACGCAATTATTGCGGGGCAGCGCAATGGAATTATTTGGAATGAACAAGGATTAATCACTGGCGACATTGCGTTGTCAGCAGGTGATTTGCCACCAGCCACTGAAAGCCAGATTGGTGCTGTCAGTGTCCCAACGGGTAGCGGTTTATCTGTTAGCGCTACGGGAGCGCTGACCCATTCAAATTCGATTACGCCAGGCGGTGTTTCGGGTTTTACCTATGACGAACACGGGCACATCATCAATGCGACCGCCCTTGTTGGGACTGATCTCCCTGTCGCGTCTGCGACTGATCTAGGCGCTGTCAAGATTCCAAATTCTGGCACTGGACCGCTGCTAGTTTCGGCTGACGGGTCATTGACTCATCGCTTGATTGTTGGCGGTGCTGTTTCTGGTTTGGCCTCAGTTGATGTTGATGCTTTTGGGTTGGTAACAGCCGGGAGCAGCATTCTGATACCTGATCAAGTCCCTGATTTAGACGCCAGCAAAATAATTTCTGGTCAATTTCCAACAGGGCGATTGGCTGACGCCTCAATCCTTGCCAAAAAATTGGCAGATTACGGCACCTGTTTAATGCAGGAAGAATCCCCCGGCGCTTCCGACGATTATTTCTTGGGGATGCTGTGGTTTCAACCATCTACAGCACAATTGCGCGTATATGGTCGGGGTTCTTCAGGTACTCAGTGGAGCCCTGTTGGCTTTGGTGCTTTGCAAGCCAACAACCTCAGATGGGGTGGCGTGTTTGATGCAGCAGCCGGAACCGTTGAAGTTCTTACAAATCAAGGCGTTAGTGCGGGCTTAGTTGTTGGTCAGTTAATCCCTTCACCGTCCGATGATTTGTCTGGCTTGTATCTAATTTGTAACAATGATGGAAATAACGTGCCTCAGAATTTTGTCTCTACTGTTTCTTTTGTCTCTGGGGATTGGTTGCTATGTATTAATGAATTGCAGGGTTACACACATATTTCAGTCGGTAGTTCTGGCGGGGGTGGTTCAGGTTATCTTTCTGGACTTTTAGACGTAAGTTTGACCAATCTAGTCCCAGAAGACCGGTTGCAATACGACGCCTCCAACGGGGTATGGAACAACACCTCTGTTTTAAATGGGGGCAGTTATTAGTCGTTTATAATTAGCTAGCGCCTGCATAGGCGTATCGCCTTCGCTGAATAGCGTTATGCCAACACGGATCAAGCTTAAAAACTCGGTAGTACAGGACAAAATCCCACTACCAGCGGATTTAGAAATTGGTGAGGTTGCTGTTGGCGCACACGTCAATTCGCCCAAATTGTTTTTTAAAGACAGTGCAGACAACATCATCAGCATTGGCCCAGGCAGTGCTGTTGAATCTGTAAACGGCAAAGTTGGTGTAGTTGTCCTTAATGCCACTGATGTCAGTGCATTGGCAGCAGGTGACGACGTATCAACATTAAATAACGATGCTGGATATATTACGTCGGCTGATATTCCTGCCGTACCAGTGTCATCAGTTAATGGCCTCACCGGGACTGTTGTTCTAGCGGCCAGTAATGTTGGCGCCGCAACTGCATCACAAGGCACAAAAGCTGATTCAGCCCTGCAGGCTGGCGACGATGTATCTGAATTAAACAACGACGCTGGTTACATTACGTCGGCTGATGTTCCTGCTTCAGCGGTTCTTTCTGTCAATGGCCAAACCGGAACCGTTTCGTTGTCAATAAATGATTTAACAGATGTTGAGACGGCTAGCTCAGGTCATGTCCCTACAGATGGTCAATATCTGGTTTGGCACTCATCTATGAATCATTGGATGCCAGGGACGCTGCCAGATAACTCATTGAATATCCCCGCTCTGCCCTTATTGCCATGAGTGATTTATCAAACACCGACCTATTTGTGGTCGAGCGCAACGGCACTAACTACAAACTTTCGTACGATCAAATGAGCACTCTTCAGGATTCAGACCTCTTCGTTGTTGAAAGAGGCGGCACAAACTACAAGGTAAAAGCCGAGGATGTAACCGGGCCGAGTGGTTATTTTGATACCCCCGTTGCTGTCTTGACCCCACTAAATGGCGCAGGGTTAAACGCTGGACAATCTTATGAGCCATTGTCCTCACTAATTACTGGCAAATCTGGTGCTGTTCTTACTTTTACGGATAATACCGAATTATCTAATATCATCGGACCTGTTCGCATGGTAGATGCAAACGGTGATGTAAAAGTTCCTGTTACAAGTGCTGTCACCAATGTAACTGCTGTCACAGGCGAAGATTTGTTTGTTGCGATGATGTACGGGGGCAATGGTGGTTCTAATAGAACAATCAACACAGGAATAGACTTAACTGCAGGTGGCTTGACTTGGGTAAAAGGCGTGTCCTGGAGTGATAGCCATCATATTTTAGATACAGGTAGGGGAAACAACCAAAACCTTCTAACAAACTCTAATACCAACCAAATGGAGGCATCTCAACGTGTGTCTAGTTTTACTTCTAACGGCATTGTAATTGGCACCGATTACGCAGTAAATAAAGCTGGTCAATCATACATTTCTTATAATTTTAAACAATCCCCAGGCTTCCTGGATATTGTTACCTATGTAGGAGATGGGACAACAAACCGAAGATTTGACCACGGACTTGCAGCAATACCGGCGTTTGTGCTCATAAAAAACTATTCAAACATTGCTGATTGGGCTGTCTATCACCACAGCGTTTCGATGGGTGGGATGCTGAACAACATGGACGATTTTGGTTATAGTCCGTTTGTCAATGCTGTGACGGACACTTATGCTGAACTAGGTGGGGGTGGCCAGTCGATAACAAATTATAACGGGCACAACTATGTCGCCTATCTATTTGCCAGTGATGATACCAATATTAAGTGCGGAAGCTATACGGGTACTGGCGGTACTTTAAACGTAGAAGTTGGTTTTGAAATTGGCTGGTTATTAACGAAGCGCACAGATTCTTCTGAAAATTGGCACATTTCAGACAGCGAAAGAAAAACTGCATCAGGAAGTTATAACAATTCGTTGTGGGCAAACAAATCTGATGCTGAGAATAATAATCAGTATTACAGACTAGATAGTACATCATTCAGAGCTGGCTATGCTATGAGTTCAAGTGGTGCTAATTATATCTACGTCGCCATTCGTAAAGGTGCCGCAACTCCTGACTTCAATGAATTAACCCTTACTAACTCGCAAGACCTTCAATTTTTGAAGGCTGGTGATACTGTTACGGCCCCAGGTAGTACAACACAAACTGCTGCATTCAGCCCCACGGTATATACGGGGAACAATACAGGGCAAACAGTTAACACCGGCATCGACAATACGACAAAGTCTCTGGTGTGGATCAAATCCAGAAGTGCTTCTGTTGATCACATGATCTACGACACCGTTCGCGGTGTTCAGCAAACTTTACGCAGTAATTCGCAGTCTGGGCAATTAGACTACACAAATTCGCTCACAGCGTTTACAAACAGCGGTTTTACTATTGGGAGTGAAGGTAACGTTAGCGGCGGCAGTCAATCATTTATAGCCTGGAACTTCAGAGCAGCACCATCCTTCATGGATATCGTTTCATGGATCGGGGATGGCAATCAAACTAAAACTTTGAACCATCAACTTGGAACAGCGCCGGGCTTAATAATTACTAAGGAGTTCGATGATACAGATGAGTGGTACACCTGGCACCAAAATATACCCAATACCTATTTCATTAGGCTGAATGATAGTAGCGGTGAGTCATCCACCCCCTTCCAATTATGGGATAAAACTGACACAACGTTTATGGTCAATAATACCCTCAACTTGAATCGCAGTGGTTCAAATTATATCGCTTATCTATTCGCTCTTACTGGACCTAGCGTTAAGTGTGGTAGCTACATCGGTAATAATGGGACCACCGCCGTAAACGTTGGCTTCCAGCCTGGGTGGGTGATGATCAAAAACGCAGATAGTACAGGTAGTTGGAACATCTTCGACAGCGCAAGGGGCCTAACGACTTCAGCAAGCGGCGACATCACAGCTCTTTTCGCTGATAGCACCAACACTGGAGGCGGCAGAAAATTAAGTGCAACCTCTACCGGTTTCACTATTACTGCCGACGCCAACTCTGATGTTAATTCTGGCAACCAAAAATATCTCTATGTTGCTATCAAACAAGGTGCCACTGCCGGTGGCCTTCCAGCAAGCGGAACTCTTGTAGAAGATGCTGATGTATCAGCAAAGACAGTAGATGTAGCTGGCAGTTCATTTGAAACAGGTTCAATTCTTACCGGCCCAACATTAAATGCAGTATCCAATAACGTTACAAGCCAATCTGGAAATACTCTTACTGTCGATACCCCCACCGGAACTGGTGGTTGGAGAACTGGCTTATATGCAGAAGGTGCAACGATTACAAGGGCAGGCCCCTCACCTTCAAGTATTGTTTTCACTTCTATGAATGGTGGCAGTACACCTGTGACAGGGGTCAATGTCACTTTGGCCAGACGTTACTGGACACTTGAATCGAGTAATAGTGCTTCTGGGCCCTGGACTGTTGTTGGTCAATACAGTGATTCAGCAGCAAACGCGAGCCAAGACGGCGCTACCCCTTGGGGGAATCCGACGCTGACGGCTAACACTTTTTATCAGGTCAAGGTTAGATATGATTCCGCCGATAATGCTGATCCTGTCGAATCCCTCTATAACACGTTTAGAACAGGTAACGCCTGATGATGTATTTCAACAGCACCACCGGCCAAGCCATTCAAACTGAAGATTTGATTCAACGGTATGGCTCACTAGAACCCGTTCCTCAACTAGGAATTTATGATCTGACTTATCAACCAGATTTCATTCCTTTTGCGTTTAAACGTCTAAGCAATGCAACGTACTTGCCAATCAAGGAAGAGCGGCAATTTGAAATTGATGAGCTAATGGCGGCGGGTTACACAGAAGCTGAAGCTGAGGCATTACTAGATGATTAACAAAGGGGCGTCTAAGCCCCTTTTTTTTATGTAATCCAGAGTTCTCCTTCTGCTTTGCGCCGCCTCTTCAATCCTGCTTCAACTGCTGAACCTGGATTGACATAAAGCATTAAGGCAGCCGGGAGATCATCCCAGCGCTTTTCTTTGAGGCAGCCGCTGATTGTGTTGAACCCTGGCGACCCGTAGAAATTTGCGCCGAGGTTGTAGGCAAAACTGCAGAGGGCGCTTCGTTGGTTGTCGTTCATGTCTTCCCAATACGGCACTTCGCATGAGATGACATTCCAAAAGTCCTTTTCACAAATTTCTTCCATCATGTCCCGTGCCTCTGTTTCGGTAATTGGTGGGTCACCCCAGGCAACTTTTCGGCCGTCGAGGTAGAAGGTGCTTCCGTACCCAATGGTGGGCACCCCTACGCCGTCGTCGTACACCGTTGGGACAAACCCCTCAAATTCAGCAATTATGTCGAGGGCTGCATCTGGGACAACTGTCTCAAAATCAGGAACCGGTTCAGGTTCTCGATATTTTTTTACCCAAGCCGCGTCTTCAGACAAAAGCGAAATGGGAAGTTGGCTTTCTAAAAGAACAATGGCTTCCATTTGGTTCGGAGTGGCCTTGTAGAACTTCCAGAAATCAGGAAAGGAGATTTTGCTCATTAGTGAGTTGCCTGCGTAGGCACATCATGATTGGTCATACGTTTGCCCAGGCTTTGCCGTTCATGATCTTGTTTGTCCAGCCAATGGAGCAGCCAAAGATCTCCGCTACTTCCCTTGTCGATTTGCCCTCGTCAAAGTAAAGGTCGCGCATCTTGCGGATGTCGTCTTTGCCAAATACCTGGAAGTTACGCTCCTTGTTCTCTTCGTTGATTACCTCAAAAGCCTGTGAGGTGCTGAAGCTATGACCGCAGGAATGACAACGACGGTATCTGCGGATGTGATCAGAGAAATCGTTGCAGGTTTTGGTCACGCGGGTTTTGGTCCCGCATTTGGGGCAGTTCATGAAAAAAATGGGAAAAAGATGCACCGGACTTGAGAACGTAGTCAGTGACTAGAGAGTGAGTACGACATCCGGGAAATTGACGAGGAGTTGTACCTTGCAGTACTGGACAGGGCTAAGGCAGTCAGGGAGGGGGGTTAGCCAATCCTGAGGGTCCGCAGGAATCCGCAGGAATCCGCAGGAATTGGGACAAAAATGCACCGATTTCCCATTTTACCCATAGTCTTAGAAACCAAGTTTCGTAACTCGATAGAT